TGGAATCATGAAGCTAAGAAGTTATCAAGATCGATCAATAAAGTTGTTGTATGAGTGGCTTGAAGCCAACTCAGGAAATCCCTGCTTGGTTCTTCCCACAGGCAGCGGCAAGAGCCACATCGTAGCGGCGCTCTGCCAAGATGCGCTGACTCAGTGGCCCGACACTAGGGTGCTAATGATCACCCACGTTAAAGAGCTAATTCAACAGAACGCCGAGAAGATGCGTTTGCATTGGCCTGGCGCGCCGTTAGGGATTTACAGCGCAGGACTCAAGCAAAAGAATTTGTCAGAGCCAATTACTTTCGGCGGGATTCAGTCGGTTCGCAATCGAGCTGCAGAGATCGGTCACGTTGACCTGGTCATTGTAGATGAGTGCCATCTTATATCTCACAAAAGCGAGGGCGGCTATCGAGAGCTTATTAAAAAGCTGTTTGATATCAACCCAGCTCTGCGAGTTCTTGGTCTTACTGCTACACCTTTCAGGCTAGGACACGGCTACATCGACGAGGCTGGAGCTCTGTTTGACGACAGAATTGAGCCGGTGACTATCGAGGAGCTTATTCACAAGGGCTATCTATCGACGTTGAGAAGCAAAAAGACTGAGACAAAGCTTGATGTCGAAGGCGTACACAAGCGCGGCGGCGAGTACATCGAGTCAGAGCTGCAGGCCGCCGTGGATAATCACGACACCAATTACAAAGTGATTCAAGAGGTTATCGACAGAGGCAAGAATCGCAGGCACTGGCTAGTCTTCTGCACAGGAGTAGCTCACGCCGAGCACATAGCGCAGACTTTGATGGATGCTGGAATAACGGCGGCATGCGTAACGGGCAAGACTCCCCCGGCTCAGAGAGAAGATTTAATTACTCGATTCAAGGCCGGCGAGATCCAGGCGCTGACTAATGCCAACGTGCTCACGACTGGCTTTGATTTTCCAGACATTGACTTGATCGCCATGCTGCGTCCTACCATGTCTCCCTCTCTTTACATGCAGATGGCCGGCAGAGGTCTGAGGCCAAAGGGCCACACTGATCACTGCCTGGTGCTCGACTTTGCCGGCAATGTAGAAGCCCACGGCCCAATCACCAAGGTGAGACCGCCTCACAAGTCAGGCAGCGGCGGTGAGGCTCCGGTCAAGGTGTGTGACGCTTGTCACGAGATCGTTCACATCTCTGTGATGATCTGCCCAGAGTGTGGCTACGAGTTTCCAGAGAGCGAGAACAAAATCCCCATGCAGCTGCGTGATGACTGCATTATGGGGACAGACAGAGAGCTCAAGATGAAAGTAGCGAGCTGGGAGTGGCGGGAGTACACGAGCAGAGCTGGCAACAATATGCTCAGAGCAACTTATTACGGTCCATCGCTCAGTGATAAGCCGATCAGCGAATACTTCTGCGTCCTGCACAGCGGTTACGCAGGCCAGAAGGCCATAGGAGAGATCAATCAGATAGCTCACGCGAGTGGTTGTCACACTGAGCTAATCGCCGCTACCGGGCTCCCCCAGGCTGCAGTGGCGTTCAATCGATCAAAGCCGCCGGCAGAGATTGACTACGAGAAAAACGGTCGATATTTTAATGTGATCAGGAGAAATTATGCGCCATCCGAGACCTAAGATTGTGGTGGATTACTATGCAAAGATTGACGCAGCTCGCGGGCTTAGAGAGCCTAAGTGCTGCCACACTTGCGAGCTGTATCAGGAGAATGGATTATGCCAAGAATTTTCAGAAGAACCTCCCGCCGACTTCGCGGCCCAGCCAAACCAGTGCGACAAGTGGATGGGGATAATTCCGTTCTGAAGATCCCAACTGAGCACCAGGAGCAGGTGGAATTTGTCCAGTGGTTTAGGCGTCAATATTCTGGCGTCAGAATTTTTGCTATTCCTAATGGGGAGTCTCGATCCCAGAGCGCAGGCGCCCGGTTAAAGGCTGAGGGCGTCTCTGCAGGCGTGCCTGATCTTTTTATACCTGCCTGGAACATCTGGATCGAGATGAAGCGGTCTAAAGGAGGCAGCGTTAGCGAGAAGCAGAAGGACTGGATAGCTTACCTGGAGAGCGTTGGTCATCAAGTATTTGTGTGCAAAGGTGCAGATAGTGCAAAAGAAGTTGCGATAAAGGTATACGAGCTTACCTTATAATGTATAATGATCTTGATTAAACAAAAACGCACAAAAACAAAGAGGCAGCAAAATGAAAACAACGATTCAGCTAGCAAACATAAATTCAACAAAAGTTAAAGGGTCAGATTGTTACCCTGCAGTAGATTATGATTTTTATCGGATTGGCGGCGAAGATACTTTTGGTACAAATGCCGATTATCTCGTTGAGGTAGCGACTCAAGCAGAAGCAGATAAAATTGTAGCGGAGATAAAGGCAAACGGATTAGTGATTGATGCAACTCCTGAGACTTGGGATGTCCGAATAGCTTACGGAACATTGGCTTGGATTGAGCAAGGAATGGAAGCCACTTTGATGGACGATGAAGAGCGTTTTCACAAAGGAATTTAACAAAACTAATCACAGCCCCTGCGGGGGCATAAGGGGCAGCGCAATTAAATGAAAATCACAGAAACCAAATTTGCGCTTACCCTTTTCGATGACCGCCGCCAAGTGGCAGTAGCAAGAAAGCAGCTTATCGGATGGATGGTCACTGGTTACGGTTTGAGCTGGCTAGATAAAGGAGATAGCAAGAACATACTTGGCATCTCATCACCGCAGTTTTTGCAATTAAAAAACATCAAGCAAGTGCGAAAATTATTCAACGATATAGCATAACCAGCCCCTACGGGGGCATTACAAGGAGCAAGTCAATGAACGATAACTTAGATAGCAATACCGCAGCATTGAATCGATACATGCTAGATCAAGATCGTCTTGATTTAGCGGCTGAGATTGCAGCCGATGACAAAGAGATGCGGCTTGACGATTTGGTTCTTGCGGAGATTGAGACGGATGGATTTGTAGCTCTGGAGGCGATAGGCACAGAGGCGACTCTGGAATCCATTCACCATACTAACAATAAATTGAGAGATGCATTGATGCAAGCTATTCAGTGCAAAGGCTCAAAAGCTCAAGGCGCTGCCGATAAGGACTTGGGAAAGATATTCAGAGAGCTGACGTATGAGTACATCGCCCACTCAATGGAGGATCTGATATGAGCAAGTCCAACTGGACGGTAGGTGAGGCATACAAGCCGTCTGAGGAAAAACGCGCAGAGCTGCGTGAGACCATGAAAGTATGGGACTTTGACGATGAGTTCGCATGGAAAGACAATACGCCATGGTGGCTACGCTCCCTGCAAGTAGTAGGCTTCGTAGCTGCGGGTATCGGGCTAGCAGTATGCATTCGCTATTCAATATTAGTTTTATTTTTACTATAGGAGATAAATCATAGATGTATATTATTTTATCGCTAGACAACACCATCTCGGATGATTCTTGGCGCGCTCACAAGATTGATTGGACTGAACAAGACGCCATGACTCGTAACAACGACTACCATTTGCTTTCAGCATTTGACGTGCCTGGCAACGAGTGGCTGTGGCAGAGCAACGATCACAAGATTGTAGTTCTCACCTCACGCCCTAAATTTTACTCAGCTATTACTGTTCATTGGTTAAAGAGTATTGGTCTTGAGCCTGCTTGCTTAATCATGAGAGACGATAGCGATTATTCTTCCGCTCCTAAGTTAAAGTACGATCAGCTCCAGTTGTTTTACGGAAAGATGGGCGCTAGCTCGGAAGACATTGTTGGAGCCTATGATGACTGCCGAGAGGTCGTAGAGATGTATTGTGAACAGGGCATTAAAGGTAGCGTAATAGCTATTCACAACGAGCACAGAGACTCAGATCTTTACACCAAAGACACTGACCGTTGAATAACCTTTCTGAAGCCCCTAGAATGGGGCTTCATACTAAATAAAAAGGCAGCAATGAATTGGTGAATAAAAGTAATATCTCGAAAATCGAAGAAGAAAAAGAAGCATTACGAGAAAAGATTGCTAAGCAGATTAGAGTCTATTTATCTAAAGGCGGCGTCATAAAAAGATACCCCAGAGGCGAATCTTCTTTGGATTTTTCTCACATAAATAGCCTGGGCGAAGTAAAGCGAGCAGGATTTGAAAGGCGAAACAAGACTAAGAATTTAGCAAACTGAATAGTTTCGAGAGGCTCTATGAAATACAAAAGCTTTATATTAAAAGATCCAGAAGATACTAAAGTCTGGTTAGAAGAGGCGTATTTAAGATTGTCTGGAGAAGACTTAAACTTTTTGGCGACTATGGCTTGGAACTTGAGTCACATGGAAGAGTTTATATTTTCAAGCGAAACTAGAAGCGAAGACTTTTTTGACCACATGAAAGCTGAGGCGCAGTATCAAAAAAGGCTGCATTAAGACTCTTGATATTCTCCAGTGGCGATCATGTGTGCGAGTTCAATGGAGCGGCCTTTTACGGTGCGGCTCCAATCGGAGTCTAGGAATTCTTTTGAGGCAGTTGTATAGTCTGCCTTTTCCATCGCATTTAGTGCCAGTACGAATTTGCGTAGCTTCGTAGCACCCAGGTTAAAACTGATGTCGATCATCGCGTCTTTTCTTGTTTGATCTAAATCGCTGAACCAAGCGTACTCTATGCTTAGTTCCTTAATTACACGCTCAATGTCCTTTTCCAGCAGGAAGTCCACCTCTTCATCCGAGAGGCCTAGCCCGCCGTTAACATCGACATTTCTGCCAATGCCTATAGTCCAGTGTCCGGCAGAGCACTTGTAGATTAGATGCCGCCCATTAGTAACGACTTCACCCTCATGCCTCTTGAGCATTTCGATCAAGTTCTGCATTTACTTCTCCCTGCTGACCTTCTGGATTTTTTCTACCGTCCTGAGCGTTCCCAAGCCCAA